CGCCCGGGTGGGCGTCTCATGAGACTAGAGTAGTCTCACCGTTTCGGCTCCAACTTGGTCAGCTTATCGCGGATAAGTTGGCTCGAGGTGCTGTTTGTATGATACCAAGAAATAAGGCTGAGGAAAGCTTTACAAGCTCTCCTTGGCTTTACGAGAAGTCTAACTCGCCCTATACCAGCTGGACTACCGATTCTTCGGGGTCCGAAGGTACTGGGCACTTTTCCCGTGAAATCCACGGCTTTGATAATGAGAATTATCATCGTCGTACGAGATCTGGGGAATTGTTACCTCTCACTCCCTTCGAGCAATTCGAGTATAATTTAGTCCACGGTGGCGGTACTCATACCGTCCAGGTGGGCTCTACTCGTTTTCGCTATTCTGGGAGTACTTGGCGTCCTACTACAGTGTTGTCTGGCTCTCCCTACGACTTTACCTTGACAGCCGCTCGCATACTGGCTGCGCAGTATGATACTGCGCCGTTAGTTCAGCGATGCGCTGGCAAGATATATAGTCAAGGGTGGGACACTCTAACGTTCTTAGTTGAACTACCAAAGACGGTAGCCATGTTTCGTGGCTTAGTACGTCGATGGTCAGATCTGGCAAACCGCATGGCGGTCGGCCAGGCTTGGTTAGAGTACAGGTACGGTTGGCGTACGCTTGCATTCGATATTCTCGATGCAACTAACGCTATCCGTAACTTAGACGATACTAGACAGAGGTTCTCCGACAGAGTAGGTCGTTCTGAACAATATCAGACGTCTACTAACGGATCTCGCACCGGATCAACGGTTAACATCACGTATAACGTGAATACCGTTTTCGATGTAAGTCTCCGTGGGTCTGTCGTAGCTGATATTCAGCCGCCAAAGTTCCAGTTTAACCCAATCCTTACGGCTTGGGAAGTAATACGATATTCATTTATCGTAGACTGGTTCCTAACGGTTGGACCTTGGCTAGAATCGCTCTCTTTCCTTGCTACTGTTTCTAACTACACCGCAGCGGGAGGGATCTATATAAATGGATCCCGAACGACGACTGTTACGTCCGTTACTAACGGTTCCTCTGGAACCGTAATATCGTACGTAATACCGGCGCCCACTGTTGTGGACATTAGTTACAGTTCAAGGATACCTCAGAGTATCCCTCTCCGCCCTATCGCAACAGTCAATCTTGACGTGCCAAAGATCGCAGATCTTCTGGCAATCTTCGGTCGGAGCGCCTTAGGCTCTCTTTCCGGAGTGTTGCGTTTGTAAGGTCCTTGATCACTATCAATCCTTAAGGAGTATCACGTGAGTGAGCAACTTAGCCTTAGCTATATCGAGTCCCAAAACGATTCCATGGAATATCTTCGTCTCCTGCATCACTGGAGGATTTCAGTCCTTCAGCATTTGCAACGAGAAGCGAAGATCCCTGGAGACTTCGATTGGTCCGCGATCGAGCCTCGGCTGAGTGCGGCGTTAAGCCTACTCCAAGAGGTTCAGTTAATGATCGAGGGTCATCGAAGTGACTTGTTGCGAAACAACGATCTCTTCTTCGAGGATGCAAGCCTTGGTAGAGAGCTGCGAAAGCAGATCTCGAGCTCGGCTAGTTTTCGAGAAGAATTGGTGCATAACGTACTATCGTCCTCACTCCTTAATCGGAGAGCGGGCGAGAATTCGTAAAGCACTTTATTCGTTGCTAGTAACTTATCACTTTGACTAGGAGAAAGTTAGCCATGACAGCAATGTCGACGGCACTCATCGAGTTTTCCGATAACGGAAACTCGCGCACATACGCCTTGCCCAGCAACACGGCTCAAAAGCCCCAGTTGCTGTTGCAGAGGCGGAAGGTGCCTTCGGGGAACCAGACGGTTGTAGAGGACACCTTTACGGTGCTTTCCGCCACCGAGGACTCCGACGGGGCAGTTTTGCCCCAGCGTGTCACGTTCACAGCCACGGTTCGCCGTCCAATGGACGGCGATTCCGCGGATGTGACCGCGATGTTGGCTATCTTCCGCGACATGGTCGCGTCGGATAATTTCACCAACTCAGTGAATACCCAGGAGTGGCTCAGTTAATGGGGCGAATAAAGCGACGTAGAAATACGTCGCCTAAAACGCTCCGTTGGCTGTCCATTCTGCTCACAGTGCTAGCTCTTTCGTTAGCAAAGTGGGTAGGGTTATCACTCTCGGACGTGCTCTCATTCCTAAGTAATTAGGGTGCTCTCACGTCCGTGCGACACGCACGGAGGATTCGATGACGAACCTCAAACCGCTAGCATACGACTTGTGTCGGTGCTACGTTCTGGACCAGAAGGGTCTAGTAGGCGAAGAGATAGCGAACCTAGTCCTGGGATGGATTAGGTCTCGTGATGTGAATCGCCTTAGCTCCTGTAGTGACATAATACCTCATGCATATTCAGATGAGGTGCTTTGTCGTTTCTCGCGGCAGGTTGCTGCGTTCTTTAAAAAGAACAAAGCATTCGCCGAGCGTGATGTGTGCTACGAAGCAGCGCATCAGTCTTTTACCAAGGCTGAAGTTCTGTGTCGTATAACAAACAAACGCTTGGACTACTTCTACACTCATCAGGAGCGCATGGATGCGCAACTGAGAAAGTGGATAAGTAGTGCCGAGGACAGCGTTAAAACTGTCTTAGGCGACATTGGCGTATTTTACCAGGATTTGCCTGGGCTAGTACGCGTTACGTCTGGAGCTACTGCGACCCGCAGTCGGAGAAAATCGCTACCTTACCTTAAGGTAAGAATGCGACGCCTTCCGGCTACGCGGACTGCCATACCGTACTTACGTGCTCTCTCCCGTTTTTACGGGTTTAAGCGCGTTTCGTTCGATGTGGTAATCCACAACCGGGTCGAGACAGTACCTAAGAACTGGAAGACTGACAGGACCATCGCTTGCGAGCCGGAAGGAAATCTTTTCCTCCAGCTTGCGTTTGATGGCTTCGCTAAGGATCGACTCCGAAAGTTCGGTATCGACCTGTCAGACCAGTCTGAAAATCAGTACCTCGCACGAAAGGGAGCCGAAAGTGGCGATTTCGCCACAATCGATCTTTCCATGGCTTCCGATACCGTTTCACGGAATGCCGTTGCGTGGCTGTTTCCAAGTGATTGGAACAGCTTCCTCAACGACGTCCGCAGCCCTTTCGGGCACGGTTTCGGTCGCGAATGGGAATACGCCAAACTGTCCTCAATGGGCAATGGCGCTACCTTTGCTGTTGAGACGCTGATTTTCGCTGCCTTGAGTAGAGCTGTAGGCAGTCGCGACCACCGAGTATATGGCGATGATATCGTCATACGCAAGGAGTTCGTGGCTGACCTATTACGTCTACTTAAGTTCTTCGGGTTCCGAGTTAATGAATCAAAAAGCTTTTTCACGGGTCCCTTTCGGGAGTCGTGTGGAGCTGATTGGTTCAACTCGAGCAATGTGACACCTTTCTATTTGCGTCCGGAGAGCGAGACGAAAGTCGAGCTCTGCCATATCGTAAATAGTTGCGTGCCACTTACCTTTCCAGGAGGACGGCTAGCTGAGTACCTCACCAATCTAGTGAGGAGTGCAAAGCTTCCATATATTCCTTGGAATGGTAGCTCCATAAGCGGAGTGTGGGTTTCCCCACATCACGCCTATGACCTGAAGTTGATAGTTTCCCGGCATCAAGTTAGCTATGTGCGGGCTTTTACCCCCCGCACTCGCAAGCTCCGCGTATGGGATAGCCGATCACTTTTCCTTTGGCATTTAGATGCCTTTAGAAGAGCGGCCGGCCATAAACTATACGAAGAGTTCAACCCTTACTTCTCCAGGTTCTTACCTGGTTTAGAACGGGTCGACGAGATGCAGACTATCATACGCAGCGAGGTACCCATCTTCTCACATAAGTATGTGCGAAAGTGGGTTTGCTGGCTCCCGCCAGCAGTGGCGACACCTCTCCACCTTTACTGGTGGGGAGATCTTGCGAGCCCTGTAAAGCGCTCTCAAGAGTCGGGACAGTGATGTCCGGTCAAGCTGCTACGCTAGCATCGAGGCTGGATGTCCTGTCGTAAGGTCTGCCCCGGAAGGGGCAGTTTAAAC